CTTGATCTTATCGTTGTTACGAAGCTCTCTCCAAGACTTGCCATCGATCATTGCTCTGGTGGGCTTTACGCCAGTTGCATCACAAACAGCTTCCTGAGCAAGGCGAATGTCTTCAACAGGATCGCTATTTGTTGCATCGCTCCAGTTAACAGCTACATCACCCATGTTAGTTACACCATAGTCAAACGAGAACGCCTGACCATTTGCAGCCATGCTTATAACACCAGTAGTAAGAGCCATCATTCTCATGCGCTCGCGAGAAGCCCTTGCACCACGGAGAAGTCTTGTCTCGTCGTCGAAGATTCTCTGCATGACAGAATCGATGTATGCCTGGTTGCCAGTCTCGAGAACAATGTTCAGCTCCTGGCGAAGCTCCTCATCGATGTACGTGCTCTCTTTGAAAAACGGCATCTCAGCCGTCAGCTTCTCAAAACCGATACGAGGTCTCGGAATTGCGTGCGCATCGAAAGCGGATACTTTCAGAACAACAGGAAGTCCTTTGCTGCCTTTAATCCACTTGAGGTCGAGACCGCGCTTCTTGTCATCGGGGAACAGCTCTTCGCAAGGGTACGGAGCTTCGTCCTGCACCAGCTCTTCCCAGTATGCCGTTAAATTCTGACTTGTCATCAGATCAAAAATCGTCATCTGTTTATCCTCCTCTTCTTCCTTACGCCTTGATTAGGATGACATGGCCACTATCCGTAAGACCGGACAGTTTAGTTGCCACATCGCTGTCAACGCGATTGATATTTACTACACCGAAATACAGTGCTGTACCGCTGGCATTGCCAGCAGTCACGTCCACGTCGTGAAGAAGCACCGCATTAGCTTTTCCTCCTGCAGCAGCCGCAACTGCAGCCTGAAGAAGATTGGTCAGGTTAATTGTAATCGGCGTACCAGCTTTTGCAATCTTCTTGCCGCCTACGTTTACACCAATGCTCTGGGGAACGATACAACCGACAGAAGCCTGAAGCTCTACGTTCGCCAGAATCTGCTTTGGTGCAGCATAACTTGTTTTTGTTACACCACTTCTATTGAGCATTTCTTATTCCTCCTTATGCTTATTTGTGTGTACCCCAGTAAGTACTCTTACCGGTACCTTTTTTCTTGGCAGCGAGGCGAGCGCCAAGACTCTTGCCATCATTGCCCTTATCCTTTTCAGAGGACTTGACTGAGCTACCAGTACCCTTCTGACCGACTTTGCTCTTGTCATCTTTATCCTCATCACCAGTTGAACCGAACCAAACAGGATACTTGGTCTTCAACTCGCCAAGTGCAGTTTTGATATCTGTTCCATCCTCAGCCGCAACCTTTGCAAGTGCTAATGTCACTGCATCGTCCACGAACTGTGCCTGAACACCAATCATCATTGCCTCAGCTTTTGCCTCCGCCATCGTAGCCCTTTGTTCCGCATCGGCAACTTCCTGTGCCTTTGCAGCTTCTGCCTCAAGAGCCTTCTGCTCTTCGGACTTCTGACTTGCAAGATACTCCTTAACTGCAGCAAGTGCCTTCTTGTCTCCCGGCTTGATCCCTAACTCATTGTAAACCGAATTGACACCCTGATGCTTTTCCTTTGCCATCATTCTGTTAACTTCGGCCTGAGTAAAAGTCTTCTCACCAGAACCATCAGCACCATTGCTTGTGCCGTTATTTCCAGTATCGTTATTATTGGCTCCATCGTTGCCATTTCCAGAACCGGCTCCTGCCCCAGTCTGGTCCTGAGCACCCTGGCCATTCTCTTCTAAGTTCTTATCTTTTTCTTCGTTTGCACCCATTGTTGCAATCTCCTTTCATTCCATGAATACTCATGGTAGCTCATTTATACAATCCTGATACTAATTAGTGGTGCGATCGAGGTAAACACCAATCTCGTTTCCATAACGTTGCTTTAACAGCTCGATTCTATCTGCCAACCGCTTCTGTTTGGCAACCATAGAAACGTATTGTCCACTGACCACTTCTGTATCGTTGTTCCTACCAACGTTGGCTTGCCATCTTGCCTTTTGCTTTAAGAACTCCTTTTGGAGTACGATACACTTGTTATCCAATATTTGTATCAGATAAACCTTGTTGCATGATGGACACCGAAAGTAAACCACCTGAACAGCTGTACCGTCGATACTCAGATCACTTTGTTTTATGTTTACGGCTGATGCCGGAAACTCATAACCACATTGATCACAGAAGATCAAACCTAACTGTTTTTTCATATCATGAACACCACCTTTTCGGAGTGTCCGTCTTCTGCGAACATTTCACTTTCCTGATAACGCTTCATCAACTCGTTCCGAAGCCCGGTCAGGTGCCGTCTTGTTTCCTCAAAGTCAGTCCGTTGTTTCTTGGATACCCTCAAACCCTTTTTCTTGAGAGCAGCAATCTTGCCCATCTGTTTTGTAAGGTTGATTAGTATACCATTGGTCTCAACTGAATCAATCTGTACATAGTGGCGCCTGCCACATTCTGGGCAATCATAATACGTTAGCCAAACTCGATTGCCATCTTGTGCCTCAAACTCTTTCTTTTTCACATTTGAAGCATCCACTTGGAACTTTGCTTTGCACTGTACACACTCAGCCATTGCTTTTAATCCATCCATTGCTTTTCTCCTTTGCAACACATAAATTGAGATGCATCCGGACTTTGTAGCCGAATGCACCCCAACTTGGAACTTTGTACTCAAACAAACTTTTACTTATACTTCATTATACTATATTCTTAATAAGTTGGCAACAGATTTAATATAATAATTTTGTAGCCAAATCAAAAAGGAATACATTTCTGCATTCCCTCTTGACCTGCTTATCAATCATTATCAAATCTTTTAATTGCTACTTGTTATGCTACTTTACACCGAAAACCTCTTGCTGCCAGTTTTTTATTGATAGTGCTAACACGCTTGCACGTTACATGTTCACACTCGGTTGTATGCCAAGTATAACTGCCACCCTGTTCTGCGTAAAAAATATCTACATCATATTCGCCATTAAATCTGATACCTTTCACGGTTGCACGAACCCAAATACCATCAATATATTCTGCAGATTCTACGCGAATTGTCTGTGCCATATTATTATCTGTCTTTGCCATCGTTTTTACCTCCATCTTGGAAAACTAGGTGTTCTTTAACTATCTTTAGTATACGCCACCGAGGATAGTTTGGCAACAGATAAGTCAACAAATAATCTGAAATATTTTGAAAATCTTTGCCATGAAATAACCCGTCTAAAATCGTTTCTAAACCGTTTTCACTTTGGGCCCGAGTATTTCATCATCCATGGCTATATAAAGCCTTAAAATGGAAATTTGAGCCCTCTCTGCTTATGATAAACACATACCCAATCTGCAAACTTGTCCAATTTATTTTTTATTTGCTTGTCCAACATTCCAACCCAACGCATCGGGATTGCATCGTACCCAAACTTGGCTCCAACCAGTCCGCCAGTCACGCAGGCTATCGTATCAGCATCCCCTCCATCGTTGACCGGACCAATAATGCCAGACTCAAAATCAGAACAATGCCAAGCATAGTACAAAGCATTATTTAGTGTATTGATTACGCACCCAGTCGGCTCCATAAGCTCAGCACTTGTTGCTACGGAACATTTGCAAATACCATATTGCAAATAACCACGGACATTGTCAGTGTATAACCGGATTGCATCCATACACGTTGTATTCCAATGCGTGAAGTTGTTTTGTATCCGCCCCAGGTGGTTTTCGTAATACGGTGCTTCTAACAATGCTGTTGGCAACGTCCTCATTAAACCGCCGTTCCCTTGTTGCTCTGCTGATATTTTCCGTGGCTGATGATTCTGATCAGTCCGCAACCATGTCAACTCAACCCAACACGTATTACCAATATCTTTTGGTTTGGTATCCAGCCAATGACAAAAATTGTACCTCAGCTCACTCCGGAATTGTTTCTGACATATTCGAGTGTGCCGTTTGTCATACGACGCCATCAACGCATCCATAACGCACATTGCCATTTGTGTGTCGTCTGTTACTTCGCCGGGACGCCACCGAAACGCCCCACCACCAACAATTTCCCTCAGGCCGTCTGGCCACTGAGCTTTGATTTGTTCTTTGGACATAAATTCGGTGGTTGCTCCCATGGCATCACCAATTGCAGCCCCGTACAAAGCTCCTTTTATTTTATTTTTGCACATATCCATCACATTTGCCTCCTAACAATACTCGATTGGGTTTGCAAACTTGATATAATTCACATTTAGATGTATTTCCAAAAACAACAGTATCATCCAGCGCCAGCAAACAATCTTTGCAAACCATATTTTGGTTTGTTATGCGCCGCATCGTTTGTTCACTCTTAATCCGATCTTCCATTGCCATTGCATCCACCTCCTCTCCAGCAGGATTGGCAACTTGCTCGTTTACCTGAAATGCATATCTACATGACTATTCCGAAACGTTGCTTCAGAACCATCTGTAAAATGTAAGACCAAGTACTCATGGAACTCATCAATGCACGAACCGTCGGTATGTGCCTCGATCTCTTTGGCTTCCGGTCCGCCTTCTACAACGTCCCAACTTTTAAGACCACCATTGTACTCCACCACTCTTTCTTCGCCCAAGTCATCAATTGACTTTGCTGTGTACTTGCAACCTTCAGTAATGTAGATGATAACATTTGCCTTGCTAAGATCGTTAATGAATGGCGTTCTTGTGTAAGTGTTCTTCATTTCTTTATCCTCCTAGAATACTTCTGTTGTTTGTTCCCCTTGGAACTAATTACATAATACCACGAGGAACAATAAAAGCCAACAGCTTAATATTTAATATTTTACTTTACAGGTTCGACACCAATGATGTCCATAAATATCCGTATTGCAGAACCTTTGTGACCGTCAGACTTTTCCACTCTGTCGATCCGAACCATTGTGCCACTATTGAGCAACGTTTCACCTTCGTCTGTACCGTACTGGCTAACAGACATAACCGAACTCGCCTGGGTGCCCGCCGGAGCATTAAAGATAATTTCAACTTCCCCTTGGAAACCTCTGTCCCATTGGGAAGACGTGGAGGTAAATCCGGCATACGTTCCAACTGTATTGGACAGACGCTGGTTTAACTCATCAACTGACATTCCCTCCAACTCGCGCCTGTTGGCACGAAAATCGCCGGGAAGCAAACCGGCAATGTCACCCAAATCAGTACCTCTGCGCAAAACCAAATCTCTCTCGGTTGACGCTGCTGCCAACCCTTGCTGTGCTTGTAACATTTGGTTGTACATCTGCGTTGACATACCACTATGTTTCAAAGCTGCTTCGTGGCTAACACCCGTAGCACGTTGCCTTAAATAATAGTTCATTCTGGTATATGCTGAACCAGTATACTCGGAAATACCAGCACTCTGTTTATCCGTCATTTGGGCGAAAGCACGTGCTTCCATTGATAGCATCTCAGACTCAGTTTGTGTACCAAAAGCGGCTTGGATTTCTGCTTTACCCATCTTGGCAATTGTTCGGCCATTAGGGTTGACAGTTATTGGTTCAATCGGTATTGGCTTGGCTGGCACTGTAGCCGTAACTTGCTGCGCAGCTGCTTGAGCTGCTTTGCCTTTGGCCTTGTAAATATTTTGCTCATACCATTGCTGCCACGTAAGTCCAGATTGAGACTTCAACTGTTGTGCCAGAGCCTTTTGTTCACTATTTAGCTTTGTATACCAATAGTTAAACGTCTTGCCACTGGAAGTTCCCAACGACTCAACACCAACGGTTTGTCCGACGCCGGTCTTCACAGCCACTTGTCCTCCAGCCTTGGCGATATTCTCGTTGTAGTACTTCTCCATCACCTGGAAAGGATGTGGGTCGTCCCAATTGCCGCCTGCAGCTTTCAAAAGTTCACCCTGTTGATCAAAAGATAATTTGTGGGCAAACTCTGTGAAATTCTTTGGCATTTGACCATTGGCATAGCCGGCCGCGTTTATCCACTTTTGTTGCTCAGCAGTCATTTGGCTAACACCTGGCACATACCCAAACTTGGAAGCAAACCTGTCAATCTCTGGATACTCACCATCATTAGCACTAAACCAATCAACAAGCTGATCAAGTGTCTTGTCCACGTTGATCTTTGGCTCCATCGTACACATGCCATTTGGATGATCCATTGGGACTTCATCCCATCTGTATTCTTTACCGTCTCGATCAAGGCACAACTCACACGTCCTACTTCCGTTGGCCCTCCAAATGATCGTTTGAATGAATGGATTGTCTTTGGCACTCTGGATCACTCCTTGCTGATAGGCGTGTTGCGTAAGTGTCCTTGTAAGCCGCTGTGCGTTGTAGTCAACTGACCTCTTGTATATCCGTCTGCCATCGCTCATTGTCAAATTCCATTGTTTGGCTTTGTTTGGATTGACGTATTGCTCAAGCATCTTGGATACTTCGTAAGCACTCATATTCATTGCCCTGCCTTGGGCCACTATTTGATATATGTCGTGAAGTGTTTGTTCATTGTCACTCCAGATAGCTGAGCTCAAATTCCAACCACCCTCATATATCTGACCAGTAACGAGGTTGTTGACCACTTGTGTTGGCACTGATGTAAATGCTGCATTCAATCCCTCACTTGGAAAACCTAACTCACTCAAATACTTTGCATTGCATCCTACAACCGAATCAGCAACTGTGTACATGCTCTCTTTTGCACCAGTATAAATCTGATTGGCTATTACTTTGGATTGCTCTGTTAATTGCCTCTGTAACTCCAACATCTGTTGCTCTTGCCAATACGAACTGGCCGTTTCTTTACTGTGATAGTATTCTGCTCGCTTTCCTACCTCGTCCGCCCAGTCCGAATACAATTGGCGTATTTCCTTTTGGTCCTTGGCACAGATAGCATCTCGTGCCGCTTCTGCGTCTTTGAATATTAACGACGATGGCATCTGTGCCTACCTCCTTTTACTTATTCTACACCACCAGTGATATCATCCATTGTTCCTTCTGCTGCATCTTCAAGAGTGTCCTGTTCCTGCTGTTCCTCTGCCTGCTGATCCATTTGATCCTTAGTTGCGTCAGGATATGGAAGTTGATCACCACTTCGAGGCATAACTGTGTTATCGTCAATTATCTGACGCTCAAGAGCAATTTGCTCTAACTCCTCCTGTGCCTCATCATCTGTCAATCCTCTCCACTTCTTCATGTAGGATTTCTTGGACATTGTCTGTGCAGCAACTTCTGCAAGGTCCATGTTTCGTTCTTCCAACTCGTCTTCCGGAAGTGGTGTGTTCTGTTCAACGTGGATTTCGTGGGCCACCGGAACTAACGGTGTATCAACATACTTGGTGATTGTATTGGGATATGCAAGTGCACCTTCAAACACAATCTCTACAAGCTGTCTTAACTTTGGCCCCCACATCTTCATCTTTTCCTTACACCGAACAATTAACGGCCAGTAAATTGCTTTCAATGCTTTGCCCGACGTAATGGCTCCAGTCATTGTCTCA